AGGTCAATAAACCAGTTTCAATACCTGTGAAGTCGAAGTTGAAACAGACGTTCATAGGACGAGAGGAAGTGTTTGGTGAGTCCAACTTGGTACCAGTGAAGTTGGGATGGGTTGGGCCCGGAGAAACTGCTTTGACGCGGGCTTTGAAACCTTATGCGGGGCCACCAAAGTTTGTCGATAAGTGGTGGCTTAAACCGGGCATACGTGCCGGAATGAAGAAGTTTTCTGAGTGTACAACCAACATAGAGGGTCGCGTTTTGTCATACAGGGAGGCTGTTGTTGGCAACCCGGCCTTAGGGCTTAAAGGTATTCCTAGAGGCACTTCAGTTGGATATCCTATGTGCCTCAAGGCTGAGGACAAGTCTTATTTTTGGGGCGATGGAAACGAGTTTGACTTGGAAAATCCACGCGCCAAGAAATTGGAGTCTGAGGTTATGGCTTTGGCCAAGTTGGTCGAAGACGGCAAAAGGCCGTTTTTTATTTGTCGAGGCTTTTGCAAGGATGAAACCAGGAAACAAGGTAAGGACGCGAGATACATTGCAGGAACCAGCATACATTATTACATATTATGTAGAATGTATTTTGGAGTTGTGGTGGCTGCGCAGATGACTTTGCACACTCACAACGGGATGTGTCCTGGTATTAGGGAGTTTTGCGAGTGGCCTTGGTTACGCCATTGGGTGACGCAGCACGGGGACAAGTGCTGGGATGGCGACTTTAAAGGCTTTGACACGACGCAATTACCTCGGTTTTTGTTTGGGTTGCTTGGCTTTATTAATGAGTGGTATGACATCAGAGGTGCCGAACGCAGTGCAAACACAGCCCGTTATGTTCTTTTTATGGATTTGGCGTTTAGCCGGCACATAGTTGGTGGCGGCTTTCAGTTGGACCACATAGTCCAGTGGTCTAGGTCTATGCCTAGTGGTCACCCATTGACTGCTTTTATCAATTCTGCTTATTCCATGTGTTGCATGTCCTGCGCATATTTGAATTGGACAGGGCGTGTTGATTTTTGGGAGCAGGCTGCCTGCGCCACCCTTGGAGATGACAATATTAACGGGGCCTCTGATGAGGTTGTGGATTTGTACAACCAGGTCACAGTGGCGGAATTTTTACTTCAAGAGTTAGGCTTAACATATACTGATTCTTCGAAATCGGGGCAGTTGAGGTTTTTTACTACCATTGAGAATGTGAGCTTTTTGAAGAGATCATTCCACATGGTGAATGGACGCGAAACTTGTCCCATTGAGATTCCATCTATTCTACATTCCACTTATTGGGTCAAAGAATCGCGATATGCTTCTGCGGACAAGGTATGTTCTGACTTGCTGGAAAATGCTTTGGGTGAGTTGTCCATGCATGGACCGGAGGTTTGGGACATGTGGAGTCCCATAGTGCGCGAAACAATGCGCCGCCTGGGAGTCGTACCCAGTAATGATACGACAAATTTGAAC